CGGATATACCTGAGTGGATACAGCGCAAGATTGCTGTGTTGATGATGGTCAGCCCGTCTGAGTTTGTTGAAGGTGTGGGGCGGCGTATCAGCAGCGATACATTTTGGATTTATTTTGAGGAGGATCATGACACCGGAAGCGAAAGTTAAAAAGAAAGTACGCCAAGTGCTTGACGCACTTGGCACTTACTACGTCATGCCCATCACAGGTGGGTATGGCAACTCAGGTGCACCAGACTTTGTGGTGTGTTTTGAAAGCAGATTCATAGGAATCGAATGTAAGGCAGGTAAAGGAAAGACCACAGCCTTACAGGAGAAGAACCTTGCACAAATAAGAAGTGCGGGGGGTTTAGCAATCGTAGTCAACGAGGAGAATGTAAATGAACTCAAAGAAAAGCTCATCAAATACTGGGGGCCGTAGGCGTATGCCCCGTTCGGAAGCACGTAAGATTTACAGCATGTATGAATCAGGTATCACCATTGATGTCATACAGTCGTTGACGGGTCGTGCTCGGTCAACTGTATACCGCACCATTGGTATTGAACGTAAACGCCGCGCCACACAAGCTGCTGTACCTGCTTCTATCCCACCCCCGATAGTAGTTCCCAAGCAAGAGGACACGCCGCAGCCGTACATCCCCATGTTTAGGGAAACTGTGCCGGAGGAGCAGGTTCCTACACCTACGTTTTTACAGCGGTGTGCAATTACCTTGTGTCGATACCTTGGCGTGACAGGTGATATGTATGGAAGAAATTAAGCTAACCCCGCTACAACTCAAGGCGCTCAAGTACGTAAAGAAACGAGCAACCGCGCCTACGACAACTGCAATTGCGTTGTACATGAAGATGGCAAAGGCTAATACACATATCGTTCTCACAAGGCTTGTGCGATTGGGGTGTCTTGAAAGTTTTTTAAAGAAAGACGCGCACAGACCCCACATCGTAGCAGAGCGCCACTACATATTTTTAAGCGATACACCCAAGCCGCAACCGAAGCCGTTTGAAAAGCAAGAGGAACCTGCGGTTAAGAAGTTTTCCAATACAAGAGTGACTGTGCCTAAGCCTTTTTATAGCGATCCATTCAACATAACAGGAGTAAGAGATGCAAATCAAAACAACAAGCGAAAGCACAAACGTGCTTAAAACTTTCATGCGTCAGTGGAAGTTATTGAAGCAACCCTATCCTTGGAAAGACCCCAAGGTGGTTGCCGAGCGTCGGAGAATAGCTGCCCTTGATCGGGCAAGGATTGACTTCAGACTAAGTGGAGATGAATCATGAGTGATTGGAAGAAAGCCCTGTACGGGAACATGACTGATGAAGAAATAGAACAGATGCACAAAGAGCTTGCAGAGGCTGAGGAGTACGAGGAAAACCTGCGTGATGACTTCGCTAAAGCTGCTATCACAGGAATACTTGCAGGGCGTTGGGGGCAGATGCCCAATAGAAAACCAGAGGAAGCATTTGCTGACTTTGCATACCGTGTGGCAGATGCCATGCTCAGAAGGAGAGAACAAGATGTCGATTATGAATCTAAATAAACCAGCAGAAACCGAAACGCAACCTGTCTTCAGGTTGCACGGCATACCTTACTACCCAAAACATCTCAACGCTAAAGGGCAAGGTAGGCATAAATGGGTTGGTCCGGGGCGAGAGCATGAGCGCAAGGAATACACCACCACTGAATTGACTGAACTAGGTGCTGAGCTTGTTACTAGGCAACTGTGGAAGAGATCTTGGACAGATGAAGTACAAGGATGGATAAATATATGAACGATCCAGTTAATCACCCAAAACATTACACGAACCACCCCTCGGGGGTGGAAGCTATTGAGATTACCGAACACTTCAACTTCAATAAGGGTAACGCTATTAAATATATATGGCGCAGTGCCGACAAAGGTAAAGAAGTTGAGGATCTACGCAAGGCACGTTGGTATATCGACCGTGAGATTGCACGGATACTAAATACAGGTGGGAAAAATGAGTAGTAAGAAAAAACCTAACCATTTTTATATCGACTCATATCTTATGGAGTCATTGAAGCACAACCCGTCATTTCATATACGAGTCAAAACACCACTTGGCATCAACCTAAGAGAATTTTGTTTTGTGTTGGTTGACAATAAGCGTTACCTAGCCGATGTCATCACGGGTAGTTTGTATTCAACGTTTACAGGTTACTGCACGAGCACCCAACAACTTCAATTAGTAAGCAGAGGTGCGCCATGAGTCCCGCGCATAAGTTCGCCATGTTAGCGGCATGGCTTGAGGGCTACGCTGAGGGCTTACCAGATTACTGCACCAACGAGAAGTTCAAAATTAAAGAAGCAGCAGAACTGCTGATGGAAGTCTACGAGCAGCGGATGCAGGGTAAAGATGAGTGGCGAAACAGAGAAGGGGATAAAGCATGAGCAAGGTCATTAATTTTACGGGGATAACGAAGTTGGATTTACCCGTAGACAGGGTGCTTGATGCAGCAAAAGAAACTTTGGAAGGTGTCGTCATCATGGGCTGGACAACAGACGGAGAAGAATATTTTGCGTCAACCTATTCTGATGGTGGCACCGTGCTGTGGTTAGTCGAGCGGATGAAGAAGATGTTATTGGAGGTGGATAAATGAGTGGTGATCACAACATGTACCAGAAAGACAAGTCATACCTTGACTTTGAATGCCCTCGGTGTGGGCATTGCTGCCAAGCTGAGTGGGTTGGGCTGACGGATGAGGAGATACATGGAATAGACGGGTACGACGAAAATCGGAAAATGTACCGATTTGCCCGAGCTGTAGAACAAGCCCTGAAGGAGAAGAATCATGAATAGAGAAGACATCATCAAACTGGCGCGGGAGGCTGGGTTCACGGAAGGCGATATTTCACTGTTTCCCGACCTGATTGCTCACTTCGCTGTCCTTGTATCCGCTGCCGAACGTGAGGCGTGTGCGGAGTTGTGTGATGTGCTTGCTGTACATCCTGAATATGCGTCAGACATTACAAAGTTGGCAGCTTCAGCCATACGAGCAAGGAGTAACCATGCACCCTGACACAAAAGTAAAGATCAAATCAACAGGCGAGATTGGCTACGTTGTTAAGGTAGATGAGGATGGGTTCGTGTGCTTGCGCGTACCCGCTGACAACGGCTGGCCTTTCCCGCACTATGTATTCCTACCACGCAAGCAACTACAAGTTGTTAAGCGTGATAAGAACGAAGACTTACGAGATGTTGAAGAGGCACCCTTTTAGGAGAGATAGATGAGTAATCACGAAGGTCTAGCTATTGGACACTCAATGGCAGAAGTAGCCGCAGATAATGCGGGGGAAGCATGGAAGGCTGAAGCCTATGCAGCGTTCAGAAAACATGCAATAAAAAACTTAATCTTCACTACAGAAGATGTTCGTAAAGCTAATGAAGATATGCCCCACCCACCAGACACACGAGCTTGGGGGCATATAGCGTTACGTGCTAAAAGAGACAACATCATAGAATTTTTTACTTTGATGCACTCGACCAGCAAATCAACGCATGGACGGTTAATTACAAAATGGCGTTCAACTATTTACAGAGGTAAGGATGAAAATAATAACAATTGATTTTGAAACCTACTACAACCGCGAATACTCACTGAGTAAACTCACCACCGAAGAGTACATACGCAGTCCATTCTTTGAGGTGATTGGTGTAGCAGTAAAGGTAGACGACAACCCAACGGAGTGGGCAAGTGGAACCCATGAACAGATCAAGACTTGGCTCATGCAGTTCGATTGGGAGGGGAGTGCTGGCCTTGCTCACAATGCTATGTTTGATGGTGCCATTCTTAATTGGGTGTTTGATATTCGCCCTAAGCTATGGCTTGATACGTTATCTATGGCGAGGGCTTTGCACGGCGTTGAAGTGGGGGGTTCGTTAAAAGCCCTTGCTGAACGCTATAACCTTGGAGTCAAGGGCACTGAAGTTATCAACGCGATGGGTATGCGCCGCACCGAGTTCACCGAAGAAGGTTTGGCGACGTACGGCGACTACTGCATCAATGACGTCGACCTGACCTACGCGCTCTTCGATAGACTGATGATGGGTAAAAACTTTCCCACAGGAGAGATCAAGCTCATTGACTTAACGCTGCGTATGTTTACTGAGCCTGTACTAAGACTCGATAAAGAATTATTAGAACAACACTTAGCCGAAGTGCGTGAACGCAAAGAAAAGTTATTGGCTGATGCAGCGGCAGACCGCGATGACTTGATGAGCAACCCGAAGTTTGCTGAACTGCTGCGTTCTTTGGGTGTGGAACCCCCGATGAAAATTAGCCCGACGACGGGCAAAGAAACCTATGCGATGGCAAAAAATGACGAGGAATTTAAAGCTTTGCTTGAGCATGACGATGAGCGGGTGCAAGCTCTGGTTGCTGCGCGGATCGGCACAAAATCCACATTGGAAGAGACACGTACTGAACGCTTTATAGGTATTGCCGAACGTGGGTTGATGCCTGTACCTCTAAAATATTACGCAGCGCATACGGGCAGATGGGGTGGGTCGGATAACCTGAACTTACAAAATCTTCCAAGCCGAGGGGCTAACGCCAACAAGCTCAAGACATCTATCCTGCCACCCAAGGGTCAGGTCATTATTGACTCAGACTCATCACAGATCGAAGCACGGGTGCTTGCATGGATAGCGCAGCAAGATGATTTGGTTGAAGCGTTTGCAAACAAAGAAGATGTTTACAAGAAGATGGCAAGCGCCATTTATGGTGTAGCCGAGGACCAAGTAACCAAGGAGCAGCGGTTTGTAGGCAAGACCACAATTCTCGGTGCGGGGTATGGCATGGGTGCAGCCAAGTTTCAGGCACAACTCAAGGTGCTTGGGGTGGAGACAGAACTCGATGAGTGTCGTCGCATCATTGAGATTTACCGTAAAACAAATCCGCACATCGTGGCATTGTGGCGCGAAGCACAGTTTGCTCTGGGGCTTATGAAAGACGACATCGATGGCACGTTAGGCAGACCGGGGCTGTTAAAGATCATAGGCAAGCACAAGGCTATCAAGTTACCCAATAAGTTATTGATGCGATACAACGAACTGTCGGCAGGTGAAGGCGATGAGTTTCAATACAAGACCCGCAAAGGACAGATTAAAATTTACGGTGGTAAGGTTATAGAGAACGTGTGCCAAGCCGTTGCGCGGTGCATCATAGGTGAGCAGATGGTTCGTATCTCCAAGCGGTATCGGGTAGTGCTGACCGTGCATGATGCGATTGCTTGTGTTGCACCTATGACTGAGAAATACGCTGCGCGGGACTACGTTGAGGAATGTATGCGTTGGGTTCCTGATTGGGCACAAGGCTTACCTATTAACTGTGAATCTGGGATAGGAGAAACTTATGGTGATTGCTGAACTAAATGATTACATTGTGCCGTTTATCGAGGCAGAGAAAGAGCTGGCATTGGTTAAGAAAAGCCTACTTGAAAACGATCCAATAATGGCGTATGGTCATATCCTTACCGCACTTACTACCTTACGTCATGCTAAAAACATCATCGCAGCTTCGATCCCCTCCACCCAAGCCGACCCCGGCGTGGAGTTACAGCAGCATAAAGCTCTTTGAGCAATGCCCTAAAAAATACTTCCACCTCAAGGTAGCCAAGGACATCGTCGAGTACCCCACCGAGGCCACTATTTATGGTGGAAAGTTTCATAGCGCGGCTGAGGAGTACATCAAAAACGGTACTGCGCTACCACCGTACTTCAACTTCGCCAAAGCTGCGCTCGATAAACTCAACGAGATAAACGGCGATAAGCTGTGCGAGTACCGCATGGGGATCACCCGTGACTTGCGACCATGCGGGTTTGGGGCTAAGGATGTGTGGTGGCGTGGGATTGTGGACTTGGCGATCATTGACAAAGAGCGGGGTAAGGCGTTCGTTGTTGATTACAAGACGGGTAAAAGTTCACAGTACGCAGACAAAGACCAGTTAGAGCTGATGTCGTTAGCGATATTCAAACATTTTCCAGAAATCACAAGCGTCAATGCAGGGTTGCTTTTTGTTGTCTGTAATGCGTTTGTGAAAGACAAGTATCACCAAGAGCAGCAAGAAGAGACTTGGGAGAAGTGGCTCGGTCAGTACGACCGACTAACCACTGCATACGAAACCAATGTGTGGAACCCTAAGCCAAATAATTTGTGCCGTAATTGGTGTCCTGTAGTGAGCTGCACTCATAATGGGAAGAACAAATAATGCCTTACGTCAACAAACCCAGACCGTACAAGAAAGAATATCAACAACAACTAGCTAGGGGCGACATAGCAGGTAAGCTAGAACGCCAACGCGCCCGACGTGCCATCGACAAGACAGGTGCGGATAAAGACCACGACGGGAAAGCAGACCGTCGTGAAGGTAAAGATGTGGCCCACCGCAAAGCACTTAGTAACGGAGGATCAAATAAAGACGGATACTTTATTCAAAACACTTCAAAGAATAGATCATTCAGACGTAGTTCAAAAAGCGCACTTGTATCTGAAACGAGTAAGCGCGAAAAATAATATGGAGAGTAAATGGAAATCATCGACAACAGGGCGCTCTTATTGCGTCTAAAAAACCCACAGACAGTTACAGCACACATACCAGCTAGCCGTATTGTTGGTAAAGAACCTTCTGGTTCTACGCAAGTTCTTGTAGATTGGGAACTGCCCGAAGCCCAAGCACTGCGTACCCTGAAGATACGCAACGTACCATCCCCCATACTGCGTGACTACAAGTGGGAGGGTATGCACAAACCCTTTGAACATCAGAAAACCACAGCAGCGTTTCTGACACTGCACAAGCGAGCCTTCTGCCTCAACGAGCAGGGTACAGGTAAGACGGGGTCAGTGATATGGGCTGCTGACTATTTGATGAAGTTAGGGATCATTAAACGGGTGCTTGTTATCTGCCCACTATCGATCATGGACTCGGCGTGGCGCAATGATTTGTTTAAGTTTGCCATGCACCGCAGCGTTGACATTGCTTATGGGCAGTCAGAAAAACGCAAGAAGATTATTAAGAGCGATGCAGAATTTGTAATTATTAACTACGACGGCATACCGATTGTCAAAGATGAGATAGCTGCGGCTAACTTTGACCTGATTGTGATCGATGAAGCGAACGCTTATAAAAACACAACTACCGTACGGTGGAAAACTTTATATCGATTGCTTAAGCCTCACACATGGTTGTGGATGCTGACAGGTACACCCGCTGCACAGTCACCCCTTGATGCGTATGGGTTAGGTAAATTAGTTAACCCGCTAGGTGTACCAAAAATCTTTGCTGCATACCGCGACATGGTGATGTACCAAGTGACCAGATTTAGATGGGTTCCAAAAGATAACGCAACCCAAACTGTGTACAACGCACTGCAACCTGCTATACGGTTTACAAAAAACGAGTGTCTTGACCTGCCAGACATTGTGTACACAACCCGTGACATTGAGCTAACGGCACAGCAAAAAAAGTATTACGAAACACTTCGCAAGCAGATGGTTGTCACAGCAGCCGGAGAAGAAATTACAGCAGTCAACGCAGCCGTGGGTCTTAACAAGCTGCTACAGATTTCATGTGGTGCGGCATATACTGACTCAGGTGAAACCGTTATCTTTGACATCAAGAACCGCTACAGCGTACTGCAAGAAGTCATTGATGAATCTAACCACAAAGTTATTGTTTTTGTGCCATTCAAGCACACCATTGAGGTACTGGAAGAAAAGCTCACAGGCGACGGTATCAGTGTGGGGGTTATCAGTGGCGAAGTGTCTGCGGCTAACCGCACCAAGCTATTTCACGACTTTCAAAACACAGCAAACATCCGGGTGCTGATTGTGCAGCCGCAAGCTGCCGCGCATGGTGTAACGCTCACCGCTGCCGATACGATTGTGTGGTGGGGGCCGACCCCTTCTCATGAGATATACGCTCAAGCCAACGCACGGGCGCATCGTGCAGGGCAAACAAACAAGGTTACCGTCGTGAGGCTGGTAGGCAGTAACGCAGAAAAACATTTATACAAACTTCTTGATAGTAAAATTGATGCCCACGTACAACTTGTATCCTTATACAAGGAAGTGCTTGACAAGAGCATCTAATGTCACTATATTAGCGACATAACACAACGATAGGAGAGTACGATGACTGATAAAGAAGACGGTATTTCCGTCGATAAGCTAGTCCGCGCTTACATTAAGATGCGGGAAAAGCGCGAAGAACTTACGCGCACCTACGACACCGAGTACGAATCGATAAGCGAGAAGATGCGCTTGGTGAAAAACGCCCTGCTTGACCAGATGAGGTCTGCAAATGTTGAAAGCATTCGCACGACTGAAGGTTTGGTTTACCGCACGATGAGTAAAAAATACTGGACAAGCGATTGGGACAATTTCTATAACTTCATCATGGAGCACAACATCCCACAGGTGCTAGAGAAGCGAGTGCACCAAACTAATTTGAAAGAGTTCCTAGAGAGCAACCCCGATCTGCTGCCACCGGGACTGAATGTGGACAGCGAATACTCCGTAACCGTTCAACGCAGGAGAAATTAATGGAAGTCGTTGATGAGAAGTACATCACGATTGAAGATGTGGCAAAGCATTACTCAGTGTCCATCTCAACCGTGCGCTCATGGATGAGAGCTGACATCATCCCCGCACTAAAAATTGCCAACGTGTATCGCTTTAAGCTGTCTGATGTTGACGCAGCACTGAAGCATTACAGCAAGGCAAAGGAAGAAGAGGAACAGAAAAAAGATCCTCGACAGTTAGAACTTGATTTCAACCCAGACAAAGACCTCTAGGAGTATTAAATGGCTGAACTGACTTTATTCAAAGGTGGACTCCCCGCATATCTCAAAGATATGCAAGACGAAGCAACAAGTGCCTTGGCTGGTGGCAGCGGCGCAAGTGGTGCGAAACGTATCTCTATTGAAGGTGGTGTGTTCCGTATGTTGGTAGGCGGCAAGGAAATTGCTGTCAACGAAGACCGCTCGATGAACATCATCATTATCAAAGCTGCGGCGCAAAACAGTCGGATGTTTTACGCAGGTACATATGTGAAGGGGCAGGTATCTGCACCTGACTGCTGGTCAAACGATGGCATCACCCCTGATGCTAAAGCACGTAATCGTCAGTCTAATAAATGCGCTGACTGCCCACAGAACGCTAAAGGTTCTGGTCAGGGTGATAGCCGTGCGTGTCGCTTCCAACGTCGTCTTGCAGTGATTCCTGAGAACGAACCTAACGGTTTTGTCTATCAGCTTACGCTACCAGCTACAAGTATTTTTGGAGATGGTGATAAGAACAAGTGGCCTCTGATTGCTTACGCAAAACACCTTGAGGCACATGGCGCACCTATCACGGGTGTGGTCACCGAGATGCGGTTTGATACTTCAAGCCCCACACCAAAACTTGTATTCAAGCCTGTGCGTCCTATCACTGAGGACGAGTTCAACATGGTGCGTGAAGCCAAGGATGCACCTGAAGCGTTTGCAGCAATCACAATGACAGTGGCTCAAACTGATGGGGTACGCAATGCCCCTGCTGCACTGCCTGAACCAAAGGTAGTGGCAAAGAAAACTGAGCCGGACACTAAACTGTCTGACTTACTCAATGAGTTTGATGACGAGTAAGTTGTAGCCTACGGGCGACTAGATCGACGGATTGAAAAGGCTCCGTGCCGCAGGGAGTCCTGTCGCCCTACTTTTCACTGCGGAGGAAGCGGCTATGAACACACTACAATTTTTAGAGACAGTGTTACCCACCAAGGGTGTATACGTTGCGTACACATCTAAAGGCCCAAAGAAAAATAACGTATATAAACAGACCTACCACGAAAAACTTCATGAACTCATCATCAGAGGCGACGATGTAAAACAGATTGGGTGGGATGCCTACTTTGCACTAGCCACTTTCCCGGTCAGAGGAACACGTAAAGCCAAAGACGCAGCCTACTTAAAGAGCTTGTTTTTAGATGTGGATTGTGGGGAAGGTAAACCTTACGCCACACGCGAAGATGGTATCCGTGCCCTGCTTGCTTTTTGTAAATCACACAAGATGCCCAAGCCCATCATGACAAGTAGCGGCAGAGGGGTGCACGTCTATTGGCCTTTTACTGAAGATGTTGCCAAAGATGATTGGCAGAAGGTTGCGTGGAAGTTAGATACCGTCATAGCAGCGGCAAACTTTATAGTTGATACTTCTATAACTTGTAATGCTGCGTCTGTGTTGCGTATACCGGGAACCTTGCACTTTAAGGACGAACCCAAGCCTGTTGAAATAATTAACAGTGTATGCACCCCCCGACCATTTTCCTTTTACCAATCACTCATTGGGGAAGAGGTTCGGCAAAAGCAGTTATATAAAGCAAAAGAAATGGACCCTGTATCTAAAGCGATACTCGGTAGTTACACAAGCAGTTTCAAACTCATTCTGCAAAAAACTAAAGACGGCGTAGGCTGCAAGCAACTTGAAGATCTCATAGCAAACCAAGCCACAATGGATGAACCCAAGTGGCGAGCAGCCTTATCTATCGCAGCGTTTACCAGTGAAGCCGACAAAGCCATACACATCGTATCGCGCAACCACCCTGAATATGACCCCGCCGAAACTGAACAGAAAGCCGCGCTAATTAAAGGCCCATTCCTGTGCGATACCTTTGAAAAATACAATCCCGGCAAATGTGAAGGGTGTGTGCATCGCGGTAATATCCGCTCCCCCATAGCGTTAGGACGCTCTGTACAAGAAGCATCAGAAGCAGCAAATGTTGTAACAGACCACCCGACTGAACTATCTGAAGAATACTCACAGCAATACACCATACCCAAATATCCTCCGCCTTATTTTCGTGGGGCAAACGGTGGCATCTTTAAACGTGAAGCAAAGAAAGCACCAGACGGTGCGTATGTCGAGTATGAAAAATCCATATACCACAATGACTTTTATGTGGTGAAGCGGTTGATGGATGCAGAACTAGGTGAGTGTATTGTCATGCGGCTGCATATGCCCAAGGACGGTGTGCGAGAGTTCACGATTTCAAATGCCCTATCAACAGAGGAGCTTCGCAAAAAGTTAGCTATGCAAGGCATAGCGGTAAATAAAATTGACGATCTAAAAGAATATGTTGTTGCTTGGATTAACTACTTACAGTTCATGGAGAAATCAGGCATGACACACATGCAGTTTGGTTGGGTAAAGAAAGGGGATGATAGGCTAAGTTTTGTAGTAGGCAACAGGGAGTTTTTTCCACAAGGTATCGAACACAGCCCGCCGTCAAGCAAGACACTTGACTACATGCACTTCTTTACACAAGCGGGTACGTTGGATAAGTGGAAAGAAACCATGCGCTTTTTCAATGACAAACCCAACAGTGAGATGCACAAGTTCGTTATTGGTTGTGGGTTTGGTTCACTGTTCATGGACTTCTCTGCGGTTAACGGGCTTGGGGTTCATGTATATAGCCCAGACACGGGCTACGGAAAAACAACTGCCATGCTAGCGGGTGCGTCCATCTGGGGTGATCCGATGCTTGTAATGATGAAGCACGATGACACCCATGCAAGCCGTATGGCCCGTACAGAAATTTTTAAGAACATCTGTATGTACTTTGATGAGATGACCAACATCGATGGTAAAGAGGCGAGCCACTATGCGTACTCAATTCCAAACGGTCTGCAACGCGCACGTATGGAATCATCAAGCAACAAGGAACGGTGGCGCGGTATGCCTTGGAAAACGATAGCTATATCGACAGGCAACACAAAACTATCTGACCGTATGCGTATGGAAAAAGCATCCCCCAACGCAGAGATGTATCGCATACTGGAGATTGAGGCGGTCAGGGGTTTGAAGTTGTCTAAAGAAGATACCGACATACTGGCTAAGGACATCAACACCAACTACGGTCACGCACATATCCCGTTCATTCAGTGGGTCATGCGTAACTTAAAAGAGACCGAAGAACTCTGGTCGCAGGTTAGGCTAAAACTTGACAACGAAGCTAACCTTACTTATCAGGATCGATTCTATTCAGCAGGATGTGCTTCTTCACTTACCGGACTAATTATTGCTAAAAAGATTGGACTTATTGAATGGGATATACCAGAAGTTTTTAGGTGGGTGGTAAAGATAATAAGCAACGCATCAGTCAGCAGAGAAGAAACCAAGATCGACCCACTAAGTGTTATAGGTCAGTATTGGGCAGAGAACTTCTCCAACACGCTGTCGATCCGCAGCACCGAGGATGCTCGCAAAGATAAGAACGAATTGCTTGAGCAAATTGTTATGCCAGACAGTACACCGCGCATGGCGTTGAAGCTACGTTATGAGTACGACGTAAAAACACTTTTTATTGCAGTTGATGCCTTCAGGGAATGGTGCGGTAGGAAGTCAATTGTTTACGACCCGTTTGTTAAAGCTCTGATGCAAAGCAACGCGAAGGCAGAAATCAAAAGCAAGCGCATGGCAAAAGGCACACGTATGAACATCCCGCCGACAAGCGCCATCGTGCTTTACAACATGGATGCCATGACCGATGTGGAGTCCACCACCCAAACCACTGCCTGAAGTAAACCCTGATGGGGTAGTTATTAAGATCCCCTACCATAAATGGGAGGTAGGTATGTCAGTGTTTGTTCCCGCACTGAACTTGAAAAAGTTAAAAAACCAGCTACGGCAGGTTGCTCGACGCAAGAATTGGCGGCTTGAATTTAAGGGGAGAGTTGAAGGCGGTAAACTGGGGCTTCGCATTTGGAGAATAGTGTGATATATTCCGCTCCGTAGATGATGTCCATCTACTCTCCTTGTTGGTCTTCCCAACATTTATCCCGGCTCCTCCCTGCCGGGATTTTTTTCACTCCTCGTACTCTCTAGCAAGCGCAAGTAGTTCGTCGCGCATACCTTTCGATAGAGTGACCCCTGCATACATTTCTTTAGTGGTACGCATGTGCTGCGCCATTGACCGTTGGATAGAGGACTCAACACCTTCCTTAAACATACCGGGGTACTTGCGTGCCAAAGACACAAGATCATCCCTAACATCTTGTCGCTCTTCTAAATCTCCCATCCTGGTAGCTAGGTAGTAACGCTTCAACAGCTTAACTTTTTCGTCAGTTACAGCTTTATCAATACCTTTTACAACTGAGTTGATTTCAAGCTGTCGGGTGTAGTCTGCCGGGGCGAAGCCCAAGAGCTGTGCACCGACCCCAAAAGGACTTATGTCACCAATGATCGGGTCGCCCCGCAAAGTGTTCGCGCCTTCAGTAGCAAACCTGAAAGAACGCATACCGTTAGCAAGGGCAGAAGGCATCATGGTTTCGATGCCACGGTAGTAATGCCCTTCTTTTAGCTGGTCTACCCCACGTTCAAACTTGGTAAAAGTTCCATACACAGGACCACCGAAGGCTTCCAGCAGGCGAACGGGTAAAGTTTTTTCGTTCTC